CTAGCACCCCGCCCGTTCCAGCGTCCTCGGATTCGGTTTAACCAATAAGCACTACGAACTATTAAAGCTATGAACTTCAACAATTCGCAGTGGCTGTTATGGTTGAAAGGCTTATTACTAATTCTTAGTAAGATCTTCTTCAGCATCGTCGGGTTGGTATTATTCCTATTCTTAGGAGTATTCCCACTCGCCTGTGCTGTCTTCTACTATTCACTCAGCGCTGTCGGCGAAGCTCTCACCCTCCTTGTAGAAGGGGGATGGGAGAAAGCCAAAGTGGTCCCGGTAAAGGGCGGACTTTTCTTCAAGAAATTGTCTGCCTTTAAGCCGAAGGCCATTGACATGCGCTGGATGACGGTAGGAGAACTAAGACCATTAGTTCTTCGCCTAGTCCGTATCCTCGGAGCTCAACCTGCACTGTGGATGGTGTTAGCGGAGCGTATCGTACGCCTTTGGCGGCTAAGTGGAACACGTTTCACTATTGCCTACCTAAAGGAGTGTCGGTTAGCTCTGCTAGCGTTCGCGAACAGTCGCGCCTATATTCCAAACCCTGGAGTAAAGATGCGATTATCTCGCGGCGGGATCCCTCGGATCATCCCAGCGGGGCTTCGCCCCACTGGTCTGTCAACATTGACAGAAAAGATGACCTTCCGTGGTCTCCACACCGTCTTTAACCTATACAGGGTTATGGACTGGAAGGGTGCAAAACCTGACTTCTCTTCGATTACTTCACCGTTTTCGGGGGTAAGTCAAACACTCTTCGATCAGGAGATCGTGGCCGTACTAAAGAACTTCACCTTGCCTACATTCCGTCTCGGATATGTAGTGCCTTGGGTGAACGTTTCTTCAGGGCCTAATCATCCCTGGTCCCTTTGGGGTTCAGCGAAAGACAGTCTAGGGTACGCGCTTAATCCACTAATGTTAGTGGTATTCAGCGTTTACTCCTGGGCAAGCGGACAGCGGTTATTAGCCTTATGGTTAATTACCGTATCGCACTTACTTCTGCCAGTCGCTCTAATCCTTCGGTATCGAGGAATGCGATTCCCGTTAGGACGGCTTTCCGTTCTAGCGAAAGATGGAGGAGGAAAACGTCGAATTGTAGGGGTGGTAGACTATTGGTCCCAGTGGGTCCTTCGGTCTTTACACCTCTATTTATTCGATGTTCTCCGCCGGATTCCTCAGGACGGGACATTTGATCAGATGGGGCCAATTGGCCCCCTTCTGGACTATGCCCGCCTGGGTTATCCTTCTTTCAGCTTTGATCTATCGAATGCGACAGATCGTCTCCCGGTAGCTCTCCAAGAGCAGATTCTTCGGAATCTGTCCGGGTCGTGGTTATTGGCATGGGCGTGGCGTCAATTAATGACTCTACGCTCATACACTAACCCCGCCTGTGGCGCAATTAAATACGCCGTTGGACAGCCGATGGGAGCACTTTCTTCCTGGGCGATGCTTGCGGTCACCCACCACATTGTGGTGCAGGTTGCTGCGTATCGAACGGGTTGGAAGGGATGGTTTCCGTTGTATGCCCTCTTAGGAGATGACATTGTCATTCTCACTAAGAGTGTAGCCGACGAATATGTGTCCATTATGCGATACTTAGGAGTTCCCATTAACCAAGGTAAATCAATTATCTCGGATAAGGGACTCATTGAGTTCGCTAAGCGGGTAGTGTCTCCACATGTTGGTGACCTATCTGGGATTTCCGGGCGTGAGCTATTACGCTTCACTCGGAGTTCTGGCCACGCCATCGATTTGTTTACACATTTGATGGACCTTGGATTTATCGTCTTTCCCAATCAGGGGTTAGAGATGGGTCGTCGTCTTGGGCGAAGTTTATCTTCGATCCCAGTACGAATGATCCTTGCTAGCGCATATATGCGCAGTCGACTATCAGGAGTATGTTGTATTCCGTCCAGCGCTTGGCCAGATGATTGGTTTCGTGTACTCCATGGGACTGAAATTGCCCGCGCCGCTGTTGCTACAGCGGAACATGCTATCTTCGCCAATAAGGCGGTGACGGCAGCGGAAAATTTCTACGACCGCGCACTTGATGAGTTGAAAACGTTCCTACTGTTCCAGTGGGTACGTTATCCCCTCTTCAAGGGGGCGCTAGGTGGGTTTCTCTCAATCCCACTGGTGCTCATCTCCCCGGCCTTTTGGGCCCAGCTATATTCCCTGTGTGTTGCTGTCGCGGAGGGTTTTACAGAACGTAAAGCCATGTGGTGGCAATATGCTCCATATGTTGACCTCGACGACATCAAGTGGTATGTGCAAAAGGTATGGTCCCCTCTTCCCCTGGTGGAGCAAAAGCCCCTTCCAGGTTTAGAGTACGACCTACCTAAGCGCATGACGGCTAGAGTCACGGTAGCTGAGACAGTCCAATTGGTTAAGTTAGCACGCGGTAAAGCGCGGAACTTAGCCTCTTGGATGACAGAGCTAGCGACCCCGCCTGTCCACATTACAGGTTTAGCTCTTCCTGCTCCTCACACCCCTAGCAAGGGTGCCGAGATGTAAGGAGAGGAACAGGCCTTCACCTTGCGGTGAAGAGGTACGGGCGATGTTACGGTTGGCATTTAACAACCGCGCTGGGGTAAACGGG